GGAGTAGAGCAAGCAGGCTAATAGAAACCGCAGCAAGAGCCTTGACATGGGCCTCCCTCTCTGAACGGCTTGCGCCTTCCGGCGGCTTCCTGAAACTCATTGCTGTACCTTATCAATTAAGTAGTAGCCCACCCCAATCAGGGCGACGGCTACGAAGGCAATTGCTGCGCCGTACTTGGCGTTGAGCATAAACTCCTGCTGCCGTAGGCGGTGCTCACGCTCCTTCTTCTCGCGCTCCTTCTTCAGCCGGATGCGCTCCATGATCATCTCGTTGTACACGTTCTCACCGTAGTGAGCGACGATCAGAATCTTGAGTTCGTACTCTTGCTTGATCAGCGCCTGCTTGTGCATCGTGATCTGCAAGGCTTCATTCTCAATGCTGTCGTCGTGCAACAGCCGCTTGAAGACCGAGGGCTTCTTGTTGGCCTTCTCGTTGGCTAGGCGGTTGAAGTCCCCGAAAGCGCCGTACCACTTGCCGATCTGACCGGCAACGTCCTGTATCTCGCGCCCAGTGGCGACGAGTTTCTTAACAGCCCCAAACGCGGCATTCGCTGCTGAGACTGCCGCAAGAATGCCGGTTATGGGTTCCATCTATTTCAGGCCCAGGGCAGAGCAGGCGTCACCACGGGCGGGTTGGCCTGATTGTTGATCTGCGTTTGCACAGCAGCCTCAGTAGCGGCTTGGTCCACGCCGTTGGCCCACACCCATCCAATAACCTGCTGCTGAGTCAGATCAGCGTAGGGCGTGAAGGGATCGCCAGGACCGGGAACAGCACAAGTGCTGTAAACAGAGCCATTGAAGGTGCCGTCCGTGCCGGAGCAGGTCCAGTGGACGTTAAACACCACATCCGTGTTGCCGCCTTCCTGCGGGTAGCAGTCCATAGCGGTCACGGTCCAGTTGAAAGTCGTAGCCATTTGATGCTCCTAAAGAATTACCACCGTGTCTGTGTCTTCGTAGAACTGCATCACGCCACGGCATGCGATGTTGTAGTCCTGCCCGTTGGCGTCCAACTCCGTCCAAGACCGGGTTTCGATCCTGACGTGCTTGGCAAGGATTTCCCTGCTGCCCTCAAAGACGCGCCAGACATGAAGCATGGAGCCACGACCCGGTTGTCCGCGTGACTTATTGAACCGGATCGTGTACTTGTTCACGGATTGGCATGGGATGGACAATGTCACCAACTGCGCTGCCAGTCTTCTGCATTACCGCGTCAAATATTTGGTTGTGCCATTCGCGTCGTATGGGCGCAATTAAGCAATCAGGTGGCACCAAGTCTTCATCAATAGTACGCAGTGCATGGATACAAGCGCAAACAGTGCCGTCCGCCAAAGCGGTAATCCTGTGGTATTTGTCTTTTTCGACAAACACAAACCCTGGCGCCACAAATTCTTTGGAGGCAACCACATTTCCATTTGGCCCGTCCAGAACCTCGTAAAGCACAGAACCATAACTTACCAAAGTTCCGTGGTCATACGTATGGGCATGCCCAATCTCTACATCTCCCGCATTCTTAAAATACATCATGCGGGAATAGACATTACTAACGGCAATAACTTCAACACCAGGGTTATTCATAGTTTACTCCGGCGCTTTGGGCCACTGAGTGTTATCAGGGAAACCTACTTGAAGACGAATCTCGCGCAGGGCACGACGATACTCAACCCACGCAGCCTTTTTGCCCGATGTCATCGGAACATCAGGAAGCATCGACCAGTCGGACTCGGCCAACATCTTCTTGGCGCGATCCCACGCAAGTTCTGCCGCAGACGAAATAGCAGGCCCGGGAGGTGCGTCGCCTACCTCAATCCACCCCTGATCGTTGTAGGACTCGCCCAACCACGACAGATCACCGATCTGGTCGATGAACCCATGAAGGCCAAAGATCGGCCCCCAGTTCTCAGGCAGCGGCTGCGGCTCGCTTAGCGCGCTTCCGTCCGACAGTTTTTTGAGTTGCCAGAGTTTGCTCATTTGAATCACTCCTTGCCATCATGGCGGGTTGAAGTCCGGGCTGCTGCTCGGGCGCAGGGAGTCCCTGGCCTTTATTTTGCAGTGGGGCCATGTCATTTGCATGCGGGGGATGCCCTACACCGGGAAGATGTTGAGGGCCACGGTAGTGCGCGAGTTCTTCTTCCGTGTATTTCCAGTCCCGCCAACTGGCAAAGTCTTTGCGGGGTTGAATGTGAATATGACACCCGATACTTGCGGCCAGTTGATGAATCATCTCCGTCACTTCTACCGGCTGAAGGATGGCGAAGGTATTGGAGCCATCTACACGGCGCATGGAAACTTCCACCGTTCCACCGAAGCAAGTACCAATAGTAAATGAGCGAGCACGATTTTGTGTTTCCGCCAAAATCTGCTTGTGTGCTAGTTTCTCGTTCATTGCGGATTCCATGAAACTACTACTTGACCGCCAGATGCGACTGTAACTGGGTATGAAGCACCGCCAGTAACGCTCACACAACTGTAGTTTGTGGTATTGGCAGCAGCGCCTGGATTCCCACTATTGCCAGGATTCCCGACATCCCCTCTCCCGCCGCCTCCGCCACCGGCAGCGCCAGAAGGGTTCCTAGACATATTTACCGCTTTACCTGCTCCGCCACCGCCACCGCCGCCCGCCCTTATAGAAGACGCGCGAGTCGATGGTACGCCAGGAGTTCCACAGTTAAACGATGTTCCACCGGAAGACCCAGGTCCACCAAAACAAGAACCACCTGATCCTCCGTTGCCCGCCCCAGAGAAAGTGGCATTATTGCCAGGGCTGCCTGGATTGGTTACCCCTGCGCCCCCACCACCTCCGCCGCCGCACCCAAAAAATGCAGACCCCGCGTTACCACCGCCAGGATTAGCGGGTCCGCCGTAATTGTAGATACCGCAGCAAGGCCCGCCAACATAACAAAGTGTTGGGCCATTTCCAGAGTCGCCGCCACTAAGTCCGCCAGTCCCGCCGTTTCCACCTGTTCCGCCATTGCCGCCGGGAAAATTTTGCCCTATAGCACTAGATGCCGCGCCCACATTCCCGGGATTGCCCGCAGCGCCAGGGTTTCCCGGAGAACTAGTACAAGGCCCAGAACCTCCAAGACCCTGACCGCCGCCAAACGAAGCGCCTATTAAGCGATATGAATTATTGCAACCGCAAAAGCAAAAGGCAACAGCCGCGCCGCCATTACCGCCTTTCCCGCCATTGCCTGAATTTCCAGTACCGCCGGTATTCCCCGCATTCCCGGAAGCGCCTTTGCCTGAAAGATTTACTTTTGAAACACCGGCGGGGGCGGTCCAGGTGCCAGACGTGTTGAAAGTCTGAGTTCCACCAGGGGTAATTGATTTGCCACCAAATAAGGTTACTTTGGGTGTTCCTGCGGGCATTTGTTCCTCACTCGTAGTAGAACCAACCAGTCACGATGTACTTGCTGCGTTCACCAAAAACAGTATTACCTCGATGGGCGTGTGTAAATGCGGCAGGCCACAAAACCATTGTGTTCTCGGTCGGTTGCAACCGGCGCTGCTGATATAGAAACTCAGTTTCTCCTGCCTCTTCTTGAGTCAGGGTGTTTAGATACAGCATGTACACCAACACGCGCTCTGCGTGATCGCCATTACCTTGCTCGCCGTGCCACAAATGATAGCCGCCGCCAGGGTCGGTGCGTTGCATCTTCATGGCCGTACCGGTTATCTTGTTTCCCGTCAGAACAGAAAACTGTTCAGTGTAGGCGTCATAGCACTGTTGAAGTCCATCGAAAAACACTGATGTGGTTGACTTTGTATTAAATGGTGCGGCGGCATGAACTCCAAAGTTCAACCCAAGTTGCATGTCGTTTTTTGCATGCTTTGGTACACCTTCTCCACGTTGCCGGTTATGGCCTGCACCGGATTCCACCAGACGATCAAACTCTTTGATCAGGTGTTGACAATACCCCTCCGGGTACACATCCCGGTAGATGGCGATGAAGTCTTTGTACTCGGCGTTCATCGGAATGCAGGCCCAGAAATCCAGGCCACGAGAGATTGGCGGTTACCGCTTGTCACGGGGGTGACTTGGTGGAGTACATACGAAGGGAATGCTGCCACCAGACCCCGCTGTTTGCGAACGGTTTGCGGCTGACCACCAGTCATAATTTGAAGGTTTCCCCCCTCGTACTGACTCGGATCGGTCAGTTGGAGTACCAGACTTAGTTTCCGACTGGGGCTGAGTTTCCCGCCGTAGTCCTGATGCCATCCGTACATCCCCTGTTCTGATTGATCATAGTTGGTCAACTGAAGCGGCTCACCAAACCCCGTCAGGTCAAACCGAAAGTATTGAGCGTTGAGTGAAGAGGCAATGTGCCCCAACTTCTCAAATACCCAAGCGGTGTCCGGCGTTTTCTGAAGCCAAGACACTTGTGACCGGCGAACCTGCTTCAGTTCTTCTTCGTTCTTCATGCCACCGGCCTGCGCCCGCTGATCGGCCTTCTGAGCCTGCTCTTGGAGCCAGTTCAGTTCCTGCTCCGTGAACCCACCCTCCCACCAGACGAAGGGCTCTATGGGCATGGAGTAGGGGGTCAGCACATGCTGCACGGGCGCTCCTTGTGGGACACGATGAAGTGAATGCACCGCGTCGGGGTGTCGGCGTTGCTGCCGGTTAGTTGGTGCTGCATCCACGAGTTGGCGAACATCACGGACCCCGGGGCCATGTTGTTGAAGTGGATGTTGTTGGTGGCGTTGCTGACCTCTTCGCCCTGCACGAAGTCCAGTTCGATCATGGACTTGTTCATGCGGGTGTCGTGGTAGATCGGATACGCCCCACCCTGCGGGGTTTCAAGGAAGAACCACCCACACATCTGGCTGTTCTTGTGAACATGCACGTTGGTGCCGCCGCCTCGATTGATCTCCTGCGCCCAGAGGCCGGAGAGGTAGAAGTCGTACTTGTCTACCGCGTAGCCCTGACCACGAAGCAGGTCTACAACTGACAGCAGAAGGTAATCTGCCACTTCCCTGAAGGCAGGATCGTGCGCGAGATGGGCGGACTGAGACATCGGCCACTCGGGCTTGCGAACTTGATCCAAGTATTGGATGCATGTTGGCAGAACCTTTTCAGCCAAGTCGGGCCGCTCATCTCGGTAGACGATAGCCGGGAAGTAGGCAAAGCCTTCCATCAGGCGTTTACATACGCCTCAAGGGCGGCAGCAAAAGCCGTGATGTCAGCCGCAGTCACTTCACGAGTGTCCACAGGCTTGCTGCGGGCGTTCTCGATGAGAGTTTCCTTGGCAAGCCGCACGGCTTCCAGTTTTGCCCGCTTGGCCTCTGCCGCCATTTGATTGGCGTGGCGCGTGTTTTCCAGATCAAGTTGGAATTGCTGTTGTGCATCCATTTTTTGCTCCTATTAAGCCTTCATGTCCTTCATGGCAATATTGCCGTACCAAGTCGTGCCTCCGTTCGGGGTGAAGAAAACCCAAACATCGACAGCGTTCGCCGTGGTTGTACGAGACAGGGCTGCTGCCCCGCCGGGGAAAACAAAACTACCGCCGGCCCAAGCCACAGTTCTACCGGCAGTGCCGTCGTTCGTCAAGATCAACGTGAACGAAGACGAGCCAGTAGCGATGGGGTTGGACAGCGTGAATGTGCAGTTGCCGGTCAGCGTGGCTGTAAACACATTGGCGTTTAACAGATTGATGGTCGTGGCCGTCCCGGTGTTACCCAGGGCAGAGACCGTATCCGCGTAGGCCACCGGGCGGGTAAAGCCTGCGGAAGTGATCCGCAGTTCCTCAACACCGTTTACAGCAAAGGCCAGTTCGTTTGCCGCCGGGAAGAAAATGCCGGTGTCAAGGTCATCAGACTTGGTGATGACCGGGGCTGCTGCCGTCCCTGCGGACGATGCGGCGATCTGACCCCCCGACGTAATCCGTGCGCGTTCGGTGGCGTTGGTGTAGAACGTAAGAGGTATTGCTGTGGACGTTGCCACTCGAATTTCAGAAGAAGAACCTAATGTATAACCGACTAACGTGTTATTTGACTTGTAAGAATAAACAGAATCTGTTGAACCGTTAAGTTCAATCAAACCTCTACCTGAACCCGCCAAAGCACTTGCCGACGTTGTTCCAACCAACAAATCCCCACCAGACGTAATCCGTGCGCGTTCGACTGGGCTGCTACCGGCAGTTGTTGAAAATCTTATGCTTCCAGTTTTGGCGGTAGTGTCATCTGCAACCCCGGCTACATAAGCATAATCATGCTCTGCACTAGCGTTGCTTACCCCTCGGAAAACCAGTGTCGTACCAGAGCCATTTCCAGTTCCAGCATTACGCATCGCCAAAGTTGCTGCGACTGACCCAGAAACAGTTGTAGTGGCTGTGATGCCGCCGTTATTGGTTACAACTGTCGTTCCACCTACGGCAAGCGAGCCGTTAGCATCCAGTGTCATCGCCTGCGTGAGTGTCTGAGATGCACCCGCACCCGAACTGTTGCTTACCGTCGATACATAGAATGCGTGCGTGCCTTGGTATTGCCTATAGCGCGTGGCGTACCCATTACCGATAAACCTGTCAGCAAACGAAGAATCAATGTAAGAGTTCTGCCCGATAAAAATGCGGTCATTGTTGTATTGGAATACAGCACCACCGCCATTTTGGAATGCTTGACTTCCCGCACCCCATGCACTCGGCGTCACCCCCAGACCGAGGTTGCCGGAGGAGTCGAGCCTTGCCGCTTCTACCGCATTTGTCACAAAAATCATGGGATTCGCGGATTCAGTCGCAAATACCAACGACCCTGTTTGCGCGGTCAGCGCATTACCACCACGAGGCGCGTTTGCCCCAGAACCAAACAGAAGGTAATTGGCGGCGTTCGTGCTGTCGGTGACCCTAAACTGACCTTTGGTGTTCAGCGTCGTCCCATCAAACGTCAGCGCACTCCCCGTGGTCAGCGCACTTGTAGACGAGGCATAGACAACACCGTTTGCGGTGAAAGAAGTAAGGCCCGTGCCGCCGTTCGTGGTGGCGAGGGTTCCGCCAAGGGTGACTGCGCCGGAAGTGGCTGTTGAGGGAGTGAAGCCCGTCGTGCCTGCGCTGAAGGTCGTTACCGCCACACCAGACAGGGTGCTCCACTGAGGAGCCGTTCCCGTCGAGGTCAGAACTTGACCGTTGGTGCCGATGCCCAACTTGCTCAGTGCGGTAGAGCCCGTGGCGTACAGCAGGTCACCTGTGGTGTAGGAAGACTGCCCCGTTCCGCCGTTGGCGGCGACCAGAGTGCCCGCGACCGTGATCGCACCGGCTGTGGCCGAGTTGGGTGTCAGACCCGTGGTGCCGAAACTCAGCGTGGTTACACCGTCCGCCGTGCTAGAAGCCACCTTCACGAAGTCCGAGCCGTCCCAGGCGATCAACGCCCTTTCACCCGAAACCATCGTCACGCCCGTGGTCGGGCCTGCACCCACCACCTTGACGCTTTGACTGGTCGAGGTCGAGTTCAGGACCAAGTAGGCTTTGCTTGCCGCAGGAACCGTGATCGTCAGCAGACCTGCCGGGTTACCCGTGCAGTTGATGATCTGGTACTGAGATGAGCCCGTTGAGCCTGAGCCGGCCTGAGTCAGTGACGACGCGGTGGTCTTGCTCAGGGTGACTGCCGTCTGGCTTCCGCTGATGGTCTGAGCACCGGCTACCGCAGCATCAAGATACTGCGTGATGTAGTCGTTTACCGTGTCGCCCCAGGTACCGGACAGTTCGCCCGTGACAGGCAGAGCCAGACCAAGGAGGGAGGTGTATGAGGTGGGCATCTAATGCTCCTATTCCGTGTTTACCAGATTCCAACCGGGAGTTTGGGCGTTCCCAATCTCTTGCCAATTTGCGTTTTGCGAGTCGTCGATCAGGCTCCAGTAGAACACCCCGAAGTTTCCGACATTACCCATCGCCTGACAACCGGTAACTGCCACTAGACGCTCGCCCACGCTGACACTGCCAACTGCGCCCGAAGCCGCGACACCAGTCAGTGCCACAATCTTATTGAAGATGACATCACCAGGGGCGCCGGAGGCCGAAACCCCACTTAGCGCAACCGTGACGCTCTTGCCGACATCGCCAACCTGACCAATCGCAACTACACCGTCTTCGGTTGGGCTATTGGTTTCCGTAACTGTTCCGACTGCGCCGTCCGCAGAAACGCCAGTGATTGCCTGGGTCGGCGTTGCAGTTGCGGTTCCCGCGATGCCTTCAGCGGAAACGCCCGTTAGTGCCACCGTCCGCGAAGTCCCGTCAATTGAGCCAACCTCACCGGAAGCAGTGACGCCGGAAGCCTCAATCTGTATCCCGCCAACGACAGAACCAATCTCGCCCCGGGCTTCATCGCCAGAAAGGGTGAACTCGTGCGGGCCGACGCCCATCGTGCCCACAGAACCAAAGGCAACAACGCCGTCTTCCGTGGGGGTGTTGGTTTCGGTTACATCACCAACCTGACCTGAAGCACTGACACCCGTGAGCGCAACCGTGCGCTCGCCCATTGAGATGGTGCCAACCGCGCCGTCTGCCTGAACACCTGTAATGTCGGCAGATTGAACAATTTCGGCGGTCATGGTGCCTACAGCACCAGACGCAACAACTCCACTGATTGCTACAGTGCGGGAGTTACCAACCGTGCCCGCATAACCATCCGCATGAAGACCAGAAATCAGCGGGAACGGGAATGGGTCAACGTCGTCTAAGACGCCTTCGGCTGTGACACCTGTAAGCGCAAGTGCAGTTTCAGGAGTTGCCGTTCCCACCAAGCCATCAGCCGTTGCTCCAGTAAGGGCAACATCCTGAGACTGAACAACACTGCCAACCGCTCCAGCAGCAGATACCCCTGTCAGGGCGACAGAGGTTGTGGGCGAAGCGGTACCAACAAAGCCGTTGGCAAGAACGCTGTCTTCTGCGGGGCTGTTGGTTTCGGTTACGTCGCCAACATTTCCAGACGCAGCAACGCCCGTGAGCGCAAGATTGCGCCCATTGATGGCGATGGTCCCCGGAGCCCCGGTGGCAGCAACGCCTGTCAGGGCGACAGTTAAATTCGCCCCTACTGTGCCAACGGCACCCTGAGCGTCGTCACCTGTTAGGGTTTCACCAAGTCCACCCCAAGTGCCGCTGCTCCAGGTGCCGCTGCCCCATCCGGTAGGCACCTTCCGACTCCTTTAACAGAGTCGGTTTAGGTCGTTGCCAGACGCAGCAGAGCAGTCGAAGTGGTGTTCGAAGGCATCGTCAGGGTGAACGTACCTGCGGTCACGGTCTGTGAACCAAAGGTGTGCACGCTGACAGCCTTGTTGCTCTGGGTAGAGTTGTAGATCAACACCGCATCGAACGCCGTGGACAGCGTGACGTTGGTATAGGTCAGACTGGCCGAAGGCGTCCAATAACCCGTACCGGCCGTGGTCGAGGTATTGCTCGACAACGGAGCCGTCGCATTGGTAACCGTCACACCGCCTGCGGTGTAGTTCGTACCAGTCACTTCGCCCGTGCTGCTGTACGCCGTGGTGCTTGCGTTGACCGTGGCCGAAGCCAGATACAGCGCAGCCTTAAACGTATCGGCAGTGCCGGTGCCGCGAGTGGGGGCGGTACCAAAGTTATGGGTAGCGGTCAGCACTTCGCCAAGAAACGACGTGCACATCGACTGAGTATTTGCCATTTCAGGCTCCTTTCGTTAACCAAACGACGCGGCTTCCGCGCCTGCAAAAGTGGGCATCTTCTTCAACGTGACATGAACAGACCGATGCACAAGTTCGCCCTCATGCCAATACTCGACCCAGGTCGTGTATTCATTATCATTGTCAACGACCCCTTCTCTTTTCTCAAGAAGGGATTCTTCCATGTCACCCTTGGTAGTGAAGATGGTGCCCATGCAATTTCCTTAGTTTGAAGACCGGATCAATGCGCTGTTGGCGTCATTAACCGGCATGACGATTGTGAAGGTTGCTGTCGAAGTCTTGTCTGACCCGAAGTCCAACACGGCGATGGAACGGTTTGCTTTACTGGAGTTGTAGATCAAGGCACACCGCGCTGTAAATACGCCGGGGTTCCACTCCACATTATCGAAGTCCACAAAGGCCGTGTATCCAGAACTGTTGATGGTCGTGCCGGTCAGCGTCTTGCCGCCTGCCGAGTACCCAGTCCCAGTGATCTCCGCCGTTGTGGTGTAAACGGTGGTGTCTTCGTTCAGGTCTGCGTTGCCGGTGTACAAAGCAATCTTCAGGACATCTGTCGTGAGATCATGGATGCCCTGGTACAACTCCTTCTTGAAGGAGGTGGTCTGCGTTTGAACGATTGGCATCAGCCCACCTTCACCCTAACCTGACCGTTGCGGTAGGCGTCTTGACGGTTCTTGCCATCGCCCAGTTGCTTGAACAGGATCAGAGACTGAGCAAACTGCTGCTCGTAGTTCTGCACCACGTCAGGCTCTTCCTTCATAAACCGTGCGGCTTCGACCATCACGCCATTAAATAGCACAGAGTCAAAGTTGTCGCCAAGCCACGAAGTGCCGCTAGGATTAAGAACCGTATCTGCAATTGAAACAGGGTAGTAGTAATAGTGCAACTCCACTTGGTAGTTGGAGTTTGGCGTTGGCCCAAGGATCAAGGACAACTCATTCGTAATCGTTGCGCCGCTCGTGGTCGGGCCAAAGATTGCGTAGTACCTGGGCACCCCAGTGCTCGTAGGCGTCGGATACGCCTGACGGATGAAGTTCACATCCTTGTCGAGCAGATACTCGTAGGAGCCATCGGCCAAGATCACTGCCAGAGAGAAGACCGACAGGAAATCATCCGGGCAAGACAAATACTTGTTGTTGGTCGATACCGCACCGACCACATTCTTCCGAAGCGCGGGATGTTGAACCGTGTTGTAGATTTTCTGCTCCGCCAATTGGGTCATGGTGGCGAAGTCAGTCGCGGAGAAGGAATTCTCCGTGTAATCTTCAACAGCGGTCTTCAACTCCGAGTAGTTCACGCCATCGGTCCCCTGGCCATCGTGCCCTTGGTGGCGCAACCAGTGCCGCGAATCTTGATGCCCGAGGTCTTGGGCTCAGGGTTGTACCCATCGCGGGTGATGTTGCCAACAGACATGTTTACACGATTGGCAGCGGTCGGCTCTTTCTGAGTACCGTTGCCCAGAGCGACCTTGCCGCCCTTCATCGTGTGGGGCTCGGCATAGACGGAGGCATCCCCAACTTCCTTGCCCATCATCTTTTTGCTGAACTTAGCCATTTCAGCCACCCTTCTTGTAGGTGAACGAAGACTTCTTCTGGTTGGCAACCTTTGCCAGACCGCGACCGAGTTCGCGCATCTGCTGATTGGTCTTGCCACCCTTGGCGAGTTTCGTCAGGGGCTTACCAGGGTGCATGGCCTTCTCATGCTTGTGAACGGCTTTCTTTGCGTCCATGTTCGACTCCTTACGTCGTTTGGATGGTTACTGTACCAACAGATGTGGTTGCCACCAAGTAATTTGGCGTCAGTCCCGCATCATTTGCTCTTGCTCCGCCAACAGGGTTCCAACCCCATTGAATATCCCGTGAGCCACCAGTCGGAAACCCTTGCTCCGGGTTTGCGATGTTGATCTCCAAACTGTTCGTTCCGGCAGTCTTGTACGTCGAGTCTCTGCGGGGATTACGAACTGCCTGGGGATCGTCAACCGGGTACATGCCCAGTTGCAACTGCGGATGATCTGGGTCCCAACACTCCTCGCACACCAGCAGGTTGAAACGCTTGGTCTTGATGACCTCTTCTTTCAGGCGCTTCAATTTAAACTGCTGGCCGCAGCGGTCGCACATGGCGATGCTGCGCTTGCCGGAGGCGAACCGATTTCCCATTTAGGTGGTGGCTCC